ATGGGGTGCACAGTAAAGATGAATAAAATTAATGATAGGGATTTAACAGAATTAAGTAGTTACTGGGTTTATCAAAATATTGATATAAAAAAAGAATTTAAAGTTAATGGAAAAAGGTTTAAACAAGTAGACAGTTATAATGATGATAAGAATAGTAATTTGAATGGTGCTGCTGATATTAAAATATATGAGTTATTAGATGATAAAAGTAAACCAACTGGTCAACAGACAATAATTTATCAAGGAACATCTAATGAGGCAATTAATCCAAATAATCCATTAAAATCATCGGGGTTTGGAGATGATTGGCTCCAAAATGCTAAATTAATGAATAATGATAATGAAAGCACAGATTATTTAAAGCAAACAGATCAATTATCAAATCAATATAAAATAAAGTTAGAAGATGCAGATAGATTATCAAATAGTGATTTTTTAAAAAAATATAGAATGGAATCAAGTAACTTCAAAAACAAAACCATTGTGGCGGATGGCGGTAATTCGGAAGGCGGTGCAGGAGCAAAATATCAAGGAGCGAAACATCCGAATGAAAAAGTTGTTGCTACTGACTCAGCAATGATTCCTTATGCTGCTTGGCAGAAATTTGCTAGACCACGCTTTGATAATATGATTAGTTTTAATAGTACCAACGATTTATTAACATGGTTACAAGATCCATTCATCAAAGATATGCCAGGAAAACGCGTTAACATTAATGATGGTGTGCCCAGGTTAGATACTTTAATAGACAGCCATGTAGGTTATAAAAGGAAGTTAAATAGAAAAGATAACACATACGATACTGTACCACTAATCAAAATAAAGTCGGTAAAAGATACAGAAATTAAAAATGGAAAAAAAGTAAAAAAGACTATTAACATAACATTAGATATGGATGGGCGAATTCCAATAAATGTTTGGACAGGAGATTCGATTGCACGTTCTGGAAGAGGAACTTTAATTAAACTTAATTTAGAAAATCTTGATGCGTTGAGTAAACTGATTACTGGTGAAACAAGTGGTATGTTAGCAGAATGCGTAATCTTTTTAAATGAAAGTTTTAACATCTCAGAAAATGAAAATAAAAATTTTGCAGATAGAAAGAAACAATTATCAGAAGGATTTAAGGATAAGATTAACTTATTTCAGTTAGAAGAAATGGAAAGAACTTTAATTAGTAAAATAAACTCACTTGAAGAAGTTGCAGATGAAACAATAGAAAGTATTAGTGCTATTAAACACTTATTACCTGATTTTGCATTGGATGCATTAAAAGAAAGAATTAATGAGTTGTTTAAAGGTATAAAATCTTTTATAGAAAAAGTGTATGATAGTATAGATAATGAAATTTTAGAAATTTTCAAAAATATAGATCACGACTTCAGAGATGGAGTATCTGAAGAAATGATGAAACATTTGAAAGTAGTGAAACAGAATATAGACCAAATAAAAAATCAAAATGATATTTATGGTAGGCAAATTGCAGATATTAGAAGTATTATGAAACAACAAGATGCAACAATTTTAGATGGAAATTTTCAAATTAATTGTAGCGGCGAAAATATGGTACAGGGTCTAGTTATACCTTCTAATTATTTAGGAAGAAAAATGAAAATATTAAAAGACCATATCGATGATGGTATTAAAAAAATAGCAGACTATGTTCAAGGTATATATGATGAATATGCATCGAAAATTGTCGATGTAATAAAATATTTGATTAATACAATTCCCAAAATACGTAAGAATTTAAGACATGCAATTGAAATGTTAAATGTAAAAAAGAAAGAATTTTTGTCCCTGATTCCTAATGTAACTTGTAATTATATTAAAACTAAATTAGAAGAATTAGATAATACTTTAGGCAAATGGGAGCCTTTTCTTAATGATTTAAAAGCAGTGTCACCAATTTTAGATAACCATTTAGATGATATTGTTAAGAACATGAAGCCTTTGATTGTACAAATGATATTTGAACCATCACATTATGATGATATGTTTATTTCAAGAAAAGCTTTAACGCCAGTGTTCTCAAGCGTTTTATAAAGCTTGTAAAAAATATAAGGGCAAAAAAAGGGCAGATTTAAGCTAACTTGGAATGTTTTCGAGTTTTTGAGTTAGTTCTCTATCCATTTTTTCAGTTACATGAGTATATATGCGAATGGTTGTTTTTTCATCTACATGTCCTACCCTTTTCATAATTGCTTTTAAAGAAACATTCATTTCTACTAATAAAGTTATGTGTGTATGTCTAAATGTGTGCGTGGTAACTTTCTTATTCATATTTAAAGCTTTTGTAGTTTTCTTAAGCACACCGGCGATTTGATTATTACATAAAGGATTCCCTTTTTTTGTTGTGAATATGAACCCTCTGTCAACATAGCTCGAATTCCATCTTTTCAACATTTTGTTTTCCAGTATTATCTTTTTAAAAATTTCTACGGTTCTAGAATTGATGCTGATACTTCTTTTTGAACTTATAGTCTTTGTAGTGTCTTTGTATCCGAATCCTTCCTCGTATTTAATGCGGTGAATTGTACCTGTTATATTAATAGTTTTGTTTAATAAATCTATATCTTTTTCCTGCAGTGCTTGTAGTTCTCCTATGCGCATACCAGTTAAAGCCTGTACTTCTAAGATGCTGGCAATTAAAATGCGATTTCGCTTGTGTAACTTATTATCATTTAGTATATGATCACGTATCTGTAGGACTTGGTTCATTTCTAAATAGTTGTACATTTTAGATTCATCTTTTTCGATATCCTCTATTGTTTTTCTTCTTTTAGGAATTTTGACATTAGTTAACAAATATTCATTTGGATAATTGTAAAATTTAACTGCATATTTAATAGCTCCTTTCATATCTCCGAGTTGACGGGTTACTTGATTTTGAGAATAGATATCTGATAATTTATTAATAAATATCTGCATATATTTTGTATCTAGTTTGTTTAAAAGCAAGTTCTCAGAGCTGTATCGTTTAATGTTTCTAATTCTTATTTTTATATTATTAAGAGTAGTCAACTTTGAACCTGATGTTTTTATATGATATTCAAGCCATTCATCTAATAGCGCGTGAAAAGTCAAAGTTTTTAATTCGCTTGACGACTTGTTGTTCAGTTTTTCTTTTATTTTTTCTTCTAAACGAAACATTGCTTCTTTTTGAGATTGTTTTGTATTCTTGTTCAACACAACACTTACGCGCTTCCATTTATCTGTGTATGGATCTTTGTACTTCTCGTAATATCTGTATTTAGTTTCGTTATTTTTGTTTTTAAATTTTTCAATCCACATGTTTATACCTCCTGTAGGAACGTACGTTCTGTAAATTTGTAAAAAATAATAAGGGTAGGTGGGCTACCCAAAATTTAGTACTAGGTACTAAATATGTTATAATAAAATAAAAAGTAGGTGATAAGATGACTCAATTTCTAGGGGCGCTTCTTCTTACAGGAGTTTTAGGTTACATACCATATAAATATCTAACAATGATAGGTTTAGTTAGTGAAAAAAACAAGGTTATCAATACTCCTGTATTATTGATTTTTTCTATTGAAACATGTTTGATATGGTTTTATAGTTTTATAATTTTTAATAATGTTGATTTAAAAAATTTGAATTTAATTCAGTTGCTTACAGGTCTAAAAGCAAATATTTTGTTTCTATTTATTTTTGTTTTAACAGTGTTTGTATTTAATCCTTTAATTGTTAAATTTATTATCTGGTTAATTAATATAACCAGAAAGTTTATGAAATTGGATTGTATAAGCTTATTAGACAAAAGAGACAAGTTGTTTAATAACAACGGTAAACCAGTATTTATAGTTATAAAAGACTTTGAAAACAGAATCATTGAAGAGGGTGAACTTAAAACCTATAATTCAGCTGGTAGCGATTTCGATTTACTAGAAGTTGAGCGACAAGATTTCAAAGTATCTGATTTACCGTCAAACGATGAATTGTATATTAAACATACGCTTGTAGACCTTAAACAACAAATTAAATTGGATTTATATTTAATGAATGAATACTAATCTTTTTTCTTAGCTTTTTCTGATAAAGTGCTTTTTAATTTTTCGCTGGCGCCTGACTTTTCAAAACTTTTGTTTAATGGGTTACTACGAGTAGTTTCTTGTTTTTTGTTTTTATCTACCATAAAATTCTCACCACCATTCAACGTCTACACTAGTAGGCGTTTTTTTATTTAGTAAAATCATAATGAATCTTCTTTGGTTAACTTATCTCCATCTATTTTTTGTGAAATAAATTCCAAGTATTTACGCGCATTATGTGACGATAAATCTTTAGGTAACTCATAAGTGAATGGTTGATTACCACTAGTTAAAACTTCATATACTATAGTTTCTTTTTTTATTTTGCAATTAGTTATTTTCATTATAAACTTCCTTTCAAACACTGCTGAAATAGACGTCTTTTATATTAAAGTGCCATATAGGCGCTATTAATCACAATACAACTTTGCCCATTACTTTAATATTACTAAACGAAGCGACTTTGATATCATCATACTTCGGATTTAGAGATACCAAATTAATATAGTCTTCGCATATATCTACACGCTTGATAAGACTTACTCCATCTAATACAACGAGTGCAATTGTACCATCTTTAATAGAATCTTCTTTCTTGATAAAAGCGTATGTTCCTTGTTTTAACATAGGTTCCATTGAATCACCATTAACTAAAATACAAAAATCAGCATTTGATGGCGTTTCGTCTTCTTTAAAAAATACTTCTTCATGCAATATGTCATCATATAATTCTTCTCCTATGCCAGCACCAGTTGCACCACATGCAATATACGATACTAGTTTAGACTCTTTATATTCATCTATAGAAGTGACTTTATTCTGTTCATCTAATTGCTCATTTGCGTAGTTAAGTACGTTTTCTTGGCGGGGAGGTGTGAGTTTGTTGTATATGGAAGTGATGTCGTTATCGTCTTTGTATGTAGTATTTGATTCACTATACAAATCATTAATCTTCACATTGAAGTACTCAGCCAAAATTTTGGCAGTTGATAATCGAGGTTCTTCCTTTTCATTTTCCCATTTTGATATCTTGCCTTTCGTTAATTTCATTAAGTCGGGATATTTATTATTAAGATCAGTTGCTAATTGTTCCATAGTCATATTTTTATTTTTTCTTAGCTTCTTTAAACCTTCACCAATACCCATACGAAACCCTCCTTATATAAGATAATTTCATTATAAAAGTTTCGAAAACGAAACGCAAGGAAAATATTATTGCAAAAGTTGTTGACATCGAAACTTTTATGATGTATTCTTAAATCAAGTTGTTACAAACGAAACAAAAGGAGGGGGTTCAATGACAACTAGTGTAGCAGATAAACCATACTTAAAAATAAAAAGCTTGATTGCACTTAAAGGAACTAACCAAAAAGAAGTTGCTAAAGCAATCGGAATGAGTAGAAGTTTATTGAGTATAAAGATAAATCGAATTAATGGCAGAGATTTTACAACTTCAGAAGCTAAAAAATTAGCAGATCATTTAAATGTTAAAGTTGATGATTTTTTTTAAACTTTAAGTTTCGAAAGTGACAACTAAATAAAAATAAGGAGGACACTATGGAACAAATCACATTAACCAAAGAAGAGTGTGTCGAACAATGCATCAATAAAGACTTAAAACTTTTAGATTATCGAGTTCAACAAATTTTAGAAGGTGTTCTATCAGAAAGTACCACATACGGTGATGCAAGAAATAAATTAGAAACATTGAAAATTATTGCTGAATCTCATTTTAAAACCGAACATGCTTCAGTTATTTACAAATTAGCATTGAAAAAGTTAGACGAAAAAATCAACGCCACTCCAATTAAAGAGTGACAGAAAGGGAGGATTTTAAATGTTTAAGGTTTTAAATGATATAAAAACTTCTTTAAAAAACCATCCTTGGGGTTGGAAAGAGCACTTACCTTATTTGCTGATGTTAACTCTGTCACTTGTGGCTCTGATTCTCGGTGTTCTGTCCGCGATTCTATGATAACAGGCTTTATATAGATTCCTTTGTTGGTAGTGACTTTGATAGTCACATCCCATTCCCATATCACTGGATATTCTTCGAGCAAAAAAGTACATTCTACACTTTCATAAGGTCCTAAAGTAAATGGAATGGAGTAGTTTTTATCTTTATATCGTATAGGTTTGAACGTTTTTTGTTCATTTACTTTATTTTTAATATCAAATTCAACGTCAATAACAGAAATGGGAAACTTTGTGAAATTAATAAATGTTATATCGTTGTAACTTGATTTGTCATCGACCAAGTAATTAAAGCTTCTGGTAGGTATAACATCGATGTTAAGAGAATCTTTCATATAGTCTAAATAATATTTAAGTGCAGTCAGTAAGAAACTAAAAATTGCGATACAAATCGCGATTATGTCCATACTTATCACCTCCTTAGGTGGATAACTAAATTATACACGAAAAGAGATGTAACAAATGAACATTCAAAAAGTAATGAAATTAATATTGAAAAAAATTCATGAGATGAGGGAGATTTTAAAAAAGTTCAACAAAAATATCAGACACAAAGATCTAATTGTCATCAAAGTGAAAGATGAAAACAGCGTTCCATTAGTCATTTATAAAGGTGGAGAGCTGAAGAGCAAACGAGTAGTTAAATTTTTATGGGTAACTAGAAACGGAAATTACGAAGGTGGTTACGACATAAACATAGAGCATTATGCAAAGAGTGAAAAAGGCAGACCCGGTAGATATGAAAAATCAGGATTTAGAAGTTTGTTTTTTAAGGAGGATTCACAGTGAACAAATTGTGTAAAACAACCCTCCTCATCACAATGGCAGTTGTGACGTGGAAGGTTTGGAAAATTGAGAAGCACACTAGAAAACCTGTGATTAGTAGCAGGGCGTTGAGTGACTATCTAAACAACAAATCTTTAACCATACCGAAAGATGCTGAAAATTCTACTGAATCTGCTCGTCGCCTTTTGAAGTTCGCCGAACAAACTATTAGCAAATAACAACATTATACACGAAAGGAAAGATAGAAATGCCAAAAATCATAGTACCACCAACACCAGAAAACACATATAGAGGCGAAGAAAAATTTGTGAAAAAGTTATACGCAACACCTACACAAATCCATCAATTGTTTGGAGTATGTAGAAGTACAGTATACAACTGGTTGAAATATTACCGCAAAGATAATTTAGGTGTAGAAAATTTATACATTGATTATTCACCAACAGGCACTCTGATTAATATTTCTAAATTGGAAGAGTATTTGATCAGAAAGCATAAAAAATGGTATTAGGAGGATATTAAATGAGCGACACATATAAAAGCTACCTATTAGCAGTACTATGCTTCACAGTCTTAGCGATTGTACTCATGCCGTTTCTATACTTCACTACAGCGTGGTCAATTGCGGGATTCGCAAGTATTGCAACTTTCATATTCTATAAAGAATACTTTTATGAAGAATAAAAAACTGCTACTTGCGCCAACAAGTAACAGTAAGTGTTCATCAAAATATACAACTTAATTAAATCAAAATATACGGAGGTAGTCAACTATGGCTGAAAATATTAAAACAGAACAACATTATTACACTAAAGATTTCTCAGGATACAGAAATGAAGAAGATAATTTTGTAGCAAATCAAGAATTGACAGTAACAATCACATTGAACGAGTACAGAAAACTTATTGAAATAAAGGCTGTTAAAGATAAAGAAGAAGATACTTACAGAGGTAAGTATTTTGCGGAAGAAAGAAAAAACAAAAAATTGGAAAAAGAAAATATAAAACTGAAAAACAAAATTTATGAATTACAAAACGAAGAAGATAACGAGGAGTGCGAAGAGGAGTACGAAGAATACAAGGAGGACTAAAAGAATGTATTACAAAGCGGGTGAGATAAAAAATAAAATTATAAACTTTAACGGGTTCGAATTTAAAGTGTCTGCGATGAAGAGACATGACGGTATCAGTATACAAGTTAAGGATATGAATAATGTTCCACTTAAATCATTTCATGTCGTAGATTTAAGCGAACTATATATTGCAATGGATGCAATGCACGACGTTATAAACGAATGGATTGAAGAGAACACAGATGAACAGGACAGACTAATTAACTTAGTCATGAAATGGTAGGAGGTCGCTATGAAGCAGACTGTAACTTATATCATTCGTCATAGGGATATGCCAATTTATATAACTAACAAACCAACTGATAACAATTCAGATATTAGTTACTCCACAAATAGAAATAGAGCTAGGGAGTTTAACGGTATGGAAGAAGCGAGTATCAATATGGATTATCACAAAGCAATCAAGAAAACAGTGACAGAAACTATTGAGTACGAGGAGGTAGAACATGACTGAACAAACTAATCAAGATGTCGATATTTTAACGCAACTAGGTGTAAAAGACATCAGCAAACAAAATGCAAACAAGTTTTATAAATTTGCGATATACGGCAAGTTCGGTACTGGTAAAACTACGTTTTTAACAAAAGATAACAATACCTTAGTACTAGATATAAATGAGGACGGAACAACGGTAACAGAAGATGGGGCAGTTGTGCAGATTAAGAATTATAAGCATTTTAGTGCAGTGATTAAAATGCTGCCTAAAATTATTGAACAACTAAGAGAAAACGGAAAACAAATTGATGTTGTAGTGATTGAAACAATCCAAAAGTTACGTGATATCACTATGGACGACATCATGGACGGTAAATCAAAGAAACCGACATTTAATGATTGGGGCGAGTGTGCTACACGCATTGTAAGTATTTATCGTTATATTTCTAAATTACAAGAACATTATCAATTTCATCTTGCTATAAGCGGACACGAGGGCATTAACAAAGACAAAGATGATGAGGGAAGTACTATCAATCCAACAATCACGATAGAGGCACAAGACCAAATAAAAAAAGCAGTCATCAGTCAATCTGACGTGTTAGCAAGAATGACAATAGAAGAACATGAGCAAGACGGCGAAAAAACTTATCAATATGTACTTAACGCTGAACCATCAAATTTATTCGAGACAAAGATAAGACACTCAAGCAACATCAAAATTAACAACAAACGTTTCATTAATCCAAGTATTAACGATGTTGTACAAGCAATTAGAAATGGTAATTAAAAATTAATTAAAAGGACGGTATAAAAATTATGAAAATCACTGGTAGAACACAATACATTCAAGAAACTAATCAAGAGGCATTCATGAAAGGTGGGGACTTTTTAGGAGCTGGAGAATTTACAGTAAAAGTTGCAAATGTCGAGTTTAACGACAGAGAAAACAGATACTTCACGATTGTTTTTGAAAACAACGAAGGTAAACAATACAAACACAACCAATTCGTCCCACCATTCCAACAAGATTATCAAGAAAAACAATATATCGAGTTACTTAGTAGATTAGGAATTAAATTGAACTTACCAGATTTAACTTTTGACACAGATCAATTAATTAACAAAATCGGAACTATTGTACTTAAAAATAAATTTAACGAGGAACAAGGCAAGTATTTTGTAAGACTCTCATATGTAAAAGTTTGGAATAAAGACGATGAAGTAGTTAATAAACCAGAACCTAAAACTGATGAGATGAAACAAAAAGAACAGCAAGCAAATGGGAAACAGACGCCAATGAGTCAACAATCAAACCCATTCGCTAATGCTAATGGTCCAATAGAAATCAATGATGATGATTTACCGTTCTAGGACGTGGTTTAAATGCAATACATTACAAGATACCAGAAAGACAATGACGGTACTTATTCCGTCGTTGCTACTGGTGTTGAACTTGAACAAAGTCACATTGACTTACTAGAAAACGGATATCCACTAAAAGCAGAAGTAGAGGTTCCGGACAATAAAAAACTATCTATAGAACAACGCAAAAAAATATTACGCAATGTGTAGAGATATAGAACTTCACTGGGGAGAACCGGTGGAATCAATTAGAAAATTATTACAAACAGAATTGGAAATTATGAAAGGTTATGAAGAAATCAGTCTGCGCGACTGTTCTATGAAAGTTGCAAGGGAGTTAATAGAACTGATTATAGCGTTTATGTTTCATCATCAAATACCTATGAGCATAGAAACAAGCAAGTTGTTAAGTGAAGATAAAGCACTATTGTATTGGGCTACAATCAACCGCAACTGTGTAATTTGTGGAAAGCCTCACGCAGACCTAGCACATTATGAAGCAGTCGGCAGAGGAATGAACAGAAACAAAATGAATCACTACAACAAACATGTATTAGCGTTATGTCGCGAACATCATAACCAGCAAAATGCGATTGGCGTTAAGTCGTTTGATGATAAATATCACTTGCATGACTCGTGGATAAAAGTTGATGAGAGGCTCAATAAAATGCTGAAAGGAGAGAAAAAGGAATGAATAGACTAAGAATAATAAAAATAGCACTCCTAATCGTCATCTTGGCGGAAGAGATTAGAAGCGCTAAAAAAATTAAAAAATTTACCCCTGAGGATTCTAAAGGTTTTCCTGATATAACAAAAGATTCAATAAAAGAACCTAAATAAAAATATTATGGTTGATAAAATCCCATTGTTCTTTTGTTAACCACCCTTGTTTGTTATTGACTATTTCTGTAACAAACAGCTTATCTCCAGAATCGAGATAAGGTTTCAACTTTTCTATCATTTCTGAAGTTGATAAAGAAGAACGGAATAAAAATGAAGATTTCCAATAATTGCAATGACCATTAGAAATTTCCTTTTTTATAACATTTCTCAATTCCTCATATTTTTGTCCGGGTGAGTTTAAATCATATGTTAACATATAAGGTTTTTCCATATTTTATTCACCCCCAATCTAACGCAGTAGCGATAACAAAATTATACCAGAAAGGAGATAAAAAAATGGCAACATTTAGAACGATAAAAGAAAGTGGCGATTTTGTAACTGTGCATAAATCTTTTGTGTTCGATAGTAATTTAAGTGCTAAAGCTAAAGGGATATTATTGTATTTCCTGAGTCGTCCTGACAATTGGCAAATATACACGTCAGAAGTAGTTAAACATATGAATGATGGACAAAAATCAATCAATAGTGGCGTTCAAGAACTTATGGATAATAAATATGTTCACAGAATACAAAAAAGAGCTGAAAACGGTGTGTTTAAAGGTTTTGAATACTTAGTTTACGAAAAACCAACCGAAATGCCATTTTCGGAAAACGGATTATCGGCAAACGGGTTTTCGGAAAACGGAAAACCGGAAAACCGAAAAGGGCGTACTACTAATAATAATAGTACTAATAATGATTTAACTAATAATAACAATACTAATAATGATGGAAGTATATTGTCGGGAAACCCGACGGTGTCTTCCATTCCCTATAAAGAAATTATCGAATACTTAAATAAAAAAGCAGGAAAGCATTTTAAACATAATACAGCTAAAACAAAAGATTTTATTAAAGCAAGATGGAATCAAGATTTTAGGTTGGAGGATTTTAAAAAGGTGATTGATATCAAAACAGCTGAATGGTTAAACACGGATAGCGATAAATACCTTAGACCAGAAACACTTTTTGGCAGTAAATTTGAGGGGTACCTCAATCAAAAAATACAACCAACTGGCACGGATCAATTGGAACGCATGAAGTACGACGAAAGTTATTGGGATTAGGAGGATGTTATGAAACCGTTATTCAACGAAAAAATAAACGAAAGTTTAAAAAAATACCAACCAATCGAAGTAATACTAAGACAGAATTGCGATAAATGCGGGCATCAATATGACTTATATAAGTTTGAAAATGGATATGAATACAAAGACGGTTGCGAATGTGAAATTCAAAGATTGGCTTATGAGGAATACAAAAGGAATAAACAAAAGAAACTTGATTATATTTTCAATCAATCAAATGTTAATCCGTCTTTAAGAGATGCAACAGTTAACAACTATAAGCCACAAAATGAAAAACAAGTACAAGCTAAGCAAACAGCAATAGAGTACGTACAAGGCTTCTCTACAAAAGAACCAAAATCATTAATATTGCAAGGTTCATACGGAACTGGTAAAAGCCACCTAGCATACGCTATCGCAAAAGCAGTTAAAGCTAAAGGACATACGGTTGCTTTTATGCACATACCAATGTTGATGGATCGTATCAAAGCGACATACAACAAAAATGCAGTAGAGACTACAGACGAGCTAGTCAGATTGCTAAGTGATATTGATTTACTTGTACTAGATGATATGGGTGTAGAAAACACAGAACACACTTTAAATAAACTTTTCAGCATTGTTGATAACAGAGTAGGTAAAAACAATATCTTTACAACAAACTTTAGTGATAAAGAACTAAATCAAAATATGAACTGGCAACGTATCAATTCGAGAATGAAACACAACGCAAGAAAAGTAAGAGTAATCGGAGACGATTTCAGGGAGCGAGACGCATGGTAACCAAAGAATTTTTAAAAACTAAACTTGAGTGTTCAGATATGTACGCTCAGAAACTCATAGACGAGGCGCAGGGCGACGAAAATAAGTTATATGACCTATTTGTCCAAAAACTTGCAGAACGTCACACACGCCCCGCTATCGTCGAATATTAAGGAGTGTTAAAAATGCCGAAAGAAAAATATTACTTATACCGAGAAGATGGCACAGAAGATATTAAGGTTATCAAACATGAAGACAACGTAAATGAAGTTTATTCGCTCACAGGAGCCCATTTCAGCGACGAAAAGAAAATCATGGCTGATAGTGACCTAAAACGATTTAAAAGCGCTCACGGTCTTTTATATGAGCAAGAGCTAGGATTACAAGCAACGATATTTGATATTTAGAGGTGGCACAATGAGTAAATACAACGCTAAGAAAGTTGAGTACAAAGGAATTGTATTTGATAGCAAAGTAGAGTGCGAATATTACCAATATTTAGAAAGTAATATGAATGGCACTAACTATGATCGTATCGAAATACAACCGAAATTTGAATTACAACCTAAATTCGGGAAACAAAGACCGATTACGTATATAGCCGATTTCTCTTTGTGGAAGGAAGGGAAACTGGTTGAAGTTATAGACGTTAAAGGTAAGGCGACTGAAGTTGCCAACATCAAAGCGAAGATATTCAGATATCAGTATAGAGATGCGAATTTAACGTGGATATGTAAAGCGCCTAAATACACAGGTCAAGAATGGATGGTATATGAGGACTTAGTGAAAGTCAGACGTAAAAGAAAAAGAGAAATGAAGTGATCTAATGCAACAACAAGCATATATAAATGCAACGATTGATATAAGGATACTTACAGAAGTTGAATATCAGCATTACGATGATGTGGATAAAGAAAAAGATACGCTGGCAAAGCGCTTAGATGACAATCCGGACGAATTACTAAAGTATGACAACATAACAATAAGACATGCATATATAGAGGTGGAATAAATGAAGTTGAACGAAGTATTCGCAACTAATTTAAGGGTAATCATGGCTAGAGATAACGTAAGTGTCCAAGATTTGCACAATGAAACTGGCGTATCAAGATCAACTATTAGTGGATATAAAAACGGAAAAGCTGAGATGGTTAACTTAAATGTATTAGATAAATTGGCAGATGCTCTAGGTGTTAATGTAAGTGAACTATTTACTAGAAATCACAACACGCACAAATTAGAGGATTGGATTAAAAAAGTAAATGTATAGAGGTGGAATAAATGAGTATCGTAAAGATTAACGGTAAACCATATAAATTTACCGAACATGAAAATGAATTGATAAAAAAGAATGGTTTAACTCCAGGAATGGTTGCAAAAAGAGTACGAGGTGGCTGGGCGTTGTTAGAAGCCTTACATGTACCTTATGGTATGCGCTTAGCTGAGTATAAAGAAATTGTGTTATCCAAAATCATGGAGCGAGAGAGCAAAGAACGTGAAATGGCTAGGCAACGACGTAAAGAGGCTGAGCTAAGAAGAAAGGAGCCACATTTGTTTAATGTGCCACAAGTGCATCCAAGAGGACGTTATGCGTGCTACCTGATGGAAAACGACATATTCGTGAAAGTTAAGAAGTAGATCATGACAGATAATGCACGCAAAGAATACTTAAACCAATTTTTCGGCTCTAAGAGATATCTGTATCAGGATAACGAGCGAGTGGCACATATCCATGTAGTAAATGGCACTTATTACTTTCACGGGCATATCGTGCCAGGTTGGCAAGGTGTGAAAAAGACATTTGATACATCGAAAGAGCTTGAAACATATATAAAGCAACATGGTTTGGAATACGAGGAGCAGAAGCAACCAACTTTATTTTAGAGGAGATGGAAATGATGAATAACCGCGAACAAATTGAACAATCAATTATCAGTGCTAGTGCCTATAACGGTAATGACACAGAGGGATTACTAAAAGAGGTTGAAGACGTGTATAAGAAAGCGCAAGCGTTTGATGAAATACTTGAGGGTTTACCTAATGCTATGCAAGATGCACTCAAAGAAGATATTTATCTTGATGAAGCAGTAGGGATTATGACGGGTCAAGTTGTCTATAAATATGAGGAGGAGCAGGAAAATGACTAACACATTAACAATTGATCAGTTACAAGAGTTATTACAAATACAAAAGGAGTTCGACGATAGAATACCAACTAGAAATTTAAATGACACAGTAGCTAGTATGATTATTGAATTTGTAGAGTGGATTAACACACTTGAGTTTTTTAAAAATTGGAAGAAACAACCAGGTAAGCCACTAGATACACAATTAGATGAGATTGCTGATTACTTAGCTTTCAGTTTGCAATTAACTTTGACTATTGTTGATGAAGAAGATTTGGAAGAAACTACTGAGGTTATGGTTGATTTGATTGAAAATGAAGTTACTTTACCTAAACTACATTCAGTTTATTTTGTTCATGTAATGCATACACTAACAGAACAATTTGTAAAAGGTATTGATAATAGCATTGTACAAGTTTTAATAATGCCGTTTTTGTACGCCAATACTTACTATTCTATCGACCAACTCATTGACGCATACAAAAAGAAAATGAAAAGGAATCATGAAAGACAAGATGGAACAGCAGACGCAGGAAAAGGATACGTGTAAAGACATCTTAGATCGAGTCAAGGAGGTTTTGGGGAAGTGAGAGAACGCACTAAAATTATATATCGTGGTTGGAACAAGGAGATATTTATTTTACAGGGTAAAAATATGAATGTTATTGGTTTGCGCCAAATATTTGATGAACTCAAAAGATCGTATGAAGGTTATAAAATCGTTGTTATTCCAATAGAAGTTGATTTTGAAATCAAATAAATAGGAGTGATGAGAAGTGACACAATACTTAGTCACAACATTCAAAGATTCAACAGGACAACCACATGAACATTTTACTACTGCTAGAGATAATCAGACGTTTACAGTTGTTGAGGCAGAGAGTAAAGAAGAAGCGAAAGAGAAGTACGAGGCGCGGAACGTGCCAGTTGATGGAGCAACCAACTTAAACGATATCAAATCAAATATTGGTATCTTTCATGTTGAAAAAGTCGAACCAAACGAGGGTATGGTGGACATTAACATTGAGACAATGAAACCATTCGAGGAGGCAGATGATGATTAACATACCTAAAATGAAATTCCCGAAAAAGTACACTGAAATAATCAAAAAATATAAAAATAAAACACCTGAAGAAAAAGCTAAGATTGAAAATGATTTTATTAAAGATATTAATGATAAAGACAGTGAATTTTACAGTCCTATGATGGCTAATATGAATGAACATGAATTAAGGGCTATGTTAAGAATGATGCCTAGTTTAATTGATACTGGAGATGACAATGATGATTAAAAAACTTAAAAATATGGATTGGTTCGATATCTTTATTGCTGGAATACTGCGATTATTCGGCGTAATCGCACTGATGCTTGTTGTCATATCGCCTATCTATACAGTGGCTAGTTACCAAAACAAAGAAGTACATCAAGGGACAATTACAGATAAATATAACAAGAGACAAGATAAAGAAGACAAGTTCTATATTGTATTAGACAACAAACAAGTCATTGAAAACTCCGACTTATTATTCAAAAAGAAATTTGATAGCGCAGACATACAAGCTAGGTTAAAAGTAGGCGACAAAGTAGAAGTTAAGACGATTGGATATAGAATACACTTTTTAAATTTATATCCGGTCTTATACGAAGTAAAGAAGGTAGATAAACAATGATTAAACAAATATTAAGACTATTATTCTTACTAGCAATGTATGAGCTAGGTAAGTATGTAACTGAGCAAGTATATATTATGATGACGGCTAATGATGATGTAGAGGCGCCGAGTGATTACGTCTTTCGAGCGGAGGTAAGTGAGTGATGTGGATTACTATGACTATTGTATTTGCTATATTGCTATTAGTTTGTATCAGTATTAATAGTGATCGTGCAAGAGAGATACAAGCACTCAGATATATGAATGATTATCTACTTGATGAAGTAGTTAAAACTAAAGGATACAACGGCTTAGAAGAATACAGGATTGAATTGAAACGAATGAACAACGATATTAAAAAGTAATTTATATTATCGGAGGTATTGCATGTATAACAGGAAAGAAATACGTGAAATGATAGATAACTACAAATGGATGAAGAACATAATAGACAGTAAAGTCTACGATAACGAAAGTACATCAATTGCACAATATGGTTATCAATCTGCGATGCCAAAAGCAAAAGGCACGACTAGCAATAAAGTTTTAGTGAAAGTTATAAACAAAAACAAAGCGCTTAGAAAGTACGATTACTTGATTAATAAGATAGCGTTCATTGATGAATACGAAGAATACATCACGAACGAAAAAGATTATCACATTTTACAAATGTTAAAACAACGAGAAAGCCATAATAGGATTATGAGTATTCTTGATATAGGCAGAGACAATTTTTATTCTAGAGTAAAAGATATAGTAAATATACTTTATAACTTGCAACAAGAAACCGACACATCGTACACATCGGACAGTTCGGACACATCGTACACATCGGACTAATTTTGATGCTACATATTGTTTTTTATTATAATTGCTGTGTAGCAAAACATTTATATTTCTTTTGAACTCTCACATTAAGTGAGGGTTTTTATTTTTATAAACAAGAGGTGGAGAATGGAGATATCAAAGTACCAAGAGATAGCTACACGTACACACAATGATGAATTGAATTTAAATGAATCTATTACTTGTTACGGTCTAGGATTATCTCAATCTACAGGTAATGTCACAGATCTAATTAAACAACATATGTTTTGTAATGTGCCGATAGATAAAGGAATTATGATAAACGAACTTAGCGAATCGTTATGGAATATAGCTAACCTAGCTAACGTGCTAGGTATTAACTTAGATGCGATAGCTGGTCATAGTGTTAACGCTATTATGATGAACAAACCTAATCAATCTATCGATGTGGACAATGGTATAAAGCAAGGCGACAAAGTATTGTTACATGGTAGTGAGTATTATGTCGATGGAGTAATAGGAAACTTGTTATTAATTAGCAATGATGAAGACGATAGACAGGTGAATATGCAAGATGTTAAGAAAGTGAACAAGGAGTGATGTACATTGTCTATCATGAAACGATGTAGTCATCCAACATGTAACACATTGATTAATCATAATGAAAGTTATTGTGATAAACACAAACGATATGTAAATGATAATTACAATGATGTGAGACGTAGAAACGATCCAGAGTATGTAAGATTTTATAACTCAAGTCAATGGAAGAGATTGCGTGGAATCGTACTGATGGAAAATGATTATATTTGTAGATTGTGTGGACGACAAGCGCAAATGGTTGACCATATTATTCCAACAAAAGTTGATTGGTCAAAACGGTTGGAAAAGGAAAACTTGCAGCCTTTGTGCTTTGAATGTCACAACAAAAAGACGAAAAAGGAACGAAGGGAAGTCCCCCGCATCAAATAACGGGGGTGGTAATAATAGCCTCGCGAAACGATGCCCATATATACTAACGAAGAATTCCCTTTATTTAAGTTTTTTAATAGGAGGTGCTAATTTATGGCGGGTAGACCGAAGAAGCTTTTGTCAAATTCGAATAAGAATTATACAAAAGAAGAAATTATTGAAAAAGAGCGTCAAGAAGCTCAATTAAATAAATTTTCTAAAATTGATACTGAACCACCACACTTTTTAGATGAAGTAGCGAAACAAGAATACCTAAGAATTGTACCGCACATGCAAGAATTGCCAATTTCAAACCTAGATAAAGCGCAATTAGCACAATATTGTAGCTTTTATAGCGATTTTGTTAAAGCAAGTTTAATTTTAGAACGTGAAGACTTGATGTTAGAAGACGACAGAGGAAACAAAAAGGTCAATCCAGCGTTCAACGTTAAAGAAAAAGCGGGTATTCGAATGCAACAAACAGCTAATACTTTAGGTTTAACTATCGATAGTCGATTGCGTATTATGGTTCCTGAAGAAAAAGAAGACGATGACCCGTATATGAAATTTGCGAGTGATGACTAATGATAGATTATGTTACTCAATATGCAAAAAAGGTGGTTTCAGGTGAAATATTAGCAAGTAAGAAAAACATACAAGTGTGTAAACGTCACCTTTCTTTTATAAAGAATCCGCCGAATGGTTGTTATTGGGACAATCGTTTGGCTAATAAAGCGATTGAATTTGTCGAAATGCTACCAGATCCCAAAACAAACGAACCTATGCCACTGATGGAATTTCAAAAGTTTATTGTTGGTAGTTTGTACGGCTGGCGTAGAGGTCAGTACAGGATGTTTACTAAAGCTTACATAAGTATGGCTAGAAAACAAGGTAAATCTTTGATTGTATCTGGTATGTCTGTAAACGAATTACTTTTCGGACAATACCCTAAGTTCAACAGACAGATTTATGTAGCTTCATCAACTTATAAACAAGCACAAACAATATTCAAGATGGCAAGTCAACAAGTAAACCTAATGCGTAGTAAAAGTAAGCTTATCCGTGAAAAAACAGACGTAAGAAAGACGGACATTGAAGATGTATTAAGTAGTTCGGTGTTTGCGCCTCTGTCCAATAACCCAGATGCGGTTGATGGTAAAGACCCTACAGTTGCTATTTTAGATGAATTAGCAAGTATGCCAGACGATGAAATGTATTCAAGGTTTAAAACGGGTATGACATTGCAAAAGAACCCTTTGACATTGCTTGTTTCAACAGCTGGGGATAATTTGAACAGTCAAATGTATCAAGAGTACAAATATATTAGACGTATTTTAGAAGGTAAAGTTAAAGCTGATAATTATTTTGTATATTGTGCTGAAATGGATTCGCAAGACGAGGTTCAAGATGAAGCGAAGTGGATAAAAGCCATGCCACTTTTGGAATCGAAAGAGCATAGAAAAACAATTCTACAAAATATTAAGTCTGATATACAAGATGAATTAGAAAAAGGTACGTCGTATCACAAAATATTAATTAAAAATTTTAATCTGTGGCAAGCACAAAGAGAAGATAGTCTTCTTGACATAACAGATTGGGAACAAGCAGTAACAAATACACCTGATATCAAAGGTAAAGATGTTTATATAGGAGTCGATTTATCAAGGCTGGACGACTTAACCTCTGTAGGTTTTATTTTCCCTACTGATAATAAAAGTGTGTTTTTAGATAGTCATTCTTTTATAGGTTTAAGAACTAATTTAGAACAGAAGATTAAAAGAGATAAAATAAATTATAATTTAGTGATTGAAAAAGGCGAAGCAGAAACAACTCGCTCAGAAAGCGGAATGATAGATTATAAACAAGTTATAGAATTCATTATTGATTTTATAGAAACGCATGATTTAAACGTAAAAGCCGTCTGTTATGACCCGTGGAATGCTCAAAGTTTTGTTACAACCATTGAATCTATGCATTTAGATTGGCCGCTTATTGAAGTGGGACAGAGTTTTAAAGCGTTATCGCAATCGATCAAAGAATTTAGAATGTGGGTTGCAGACAAAAGAATACAACATAGTGATAATACATTACTTACAACAGCAGTCAATAACGCTATTTTGATTCGAGATGGAGAGGATAATGTAAAAATCAATAAGAAAATTAATAGACAGAAAATAGACCCTATTATTTCGATAATAACTGCTTTTACTGAAGCAAGAATGCATGAGTTCCAAGAAGATTGGACAAAAATATACGAAAGTGAAGAGTTTGGGTTTTAAAGGTGGTGACAGTATGAATTTAAATAAAATAACTGATGTCTTTCATTTATTGGTTGCTAATTTAGTTAGCATCCTTTTTTTATTAGGATTATGTATTGTGAATATCTCTATATATAAAACTTTTAGTCAGAACATGGGATTGCTAGCAACTGGCATTATTTTAATAGTTATTTCATTGATATTAAACCATGAAAGCAATCAAGAAAGGAGGCATTGATCTTGGGTATTTTTTATAAAACTGAAATGCGTGATTTAAAATACAACGAAGAAGATTTGCAAATGATGGTACAAACGTTACCTGGCTTTCAAGGAACAAAACTACGCGAATATGAGGGTATAGAAGCTATTAAACATAGCGATATATTTACTGCAGTTATGATGATTGCATCTGATTTAGCACGTATGCCAATTAGGTTAATATCGAATGGACAAATTGATTATGGCAATAAGATTGTAAACCTATTGAACAATCGTCCTAATCCGATGTATAACGGTTATATTTTCAAGTTAGTTGTATTTGCCAGCGCATTATTAACTTCACATGGATATGTCGAGATTGCTCGCGATAAAATCGGTAAACCAACAAATTTAACGTTTAGGAAAACCTCAGAAGTTGAATTGAAGTCAGACAGAAGAGGGCAACCTTATTATTTTCACCAAAGAGTAGATGATAACGGTAGAAGAATTCAACGTAATATTAAATTCAGTGACATGCTAGATGTTAAATTTTATTCCTTAGACGGTATAAACGGTTTATCACTACTAGATACTTTAAGTAGGACTATTGAATCTGATAATAACGGCAAGGATTTCCTCAATAATTTCTTACGTAACGGTACGCATGCGGGCGGTATATTGAAGATGAAAGGCGTTCTGGAAAATAAGACTGCAAGAAATAGAGCAAGAGAGGAGTTTCACAAAGCTTTTAGCGGGACAAAACAAGCTGGTAAAGTCGTTGTTTTAGATGAATCTATGACATTTGACCAATTAGAGGTTGATACAGAAGTTTTAAAGCTTATTAGAGAAAATAAATCATCTACAAGAGAGATAGCAGGTGTGTTTGGTATTCCTTTGCATAAATTCGGTATAGAAACTTCGAATATGAGTATCACTGACGCAAACCTTGATTATCTCTCAACGTTAAAACCTTATATCACTTGTGTTTGTGCGGAATTGAATTTCAAGTTTAATAACGAACACGAAGATGTGAACCGTGAATTTAAATTTGACACCACTGAAATACGTGTGGTTGATGAAAAAACGCAAGCTGAAATCGATAAAATCAATATTGGTTCAGGAAAAATGAATATTGATGAAATAAGACAAAGAGATGGCTTGGCACCGATTCCAGATGGTTACGGAAGTATTCACAGGGTTGATTTGAATCATGTGAATATTGCGCTGGTGGATGAATATCAAATGAATAAATCAAAACGCATTGATAATAAGCTGAAAGGTGATGATGAAAATGGCTAAATTAATTGTGATCAAAGGTCCGCCTTGTGCTGGCAAATCAACAATGGTTCAAAAGAGATTATCAGACAAGGATGTAGTGTTTGATTGGGATTTGGTGCAACGTGCTATTACTCATTTAGATATTCATGATCATAATGAAAATGCTAAACATATAATCGCTGGTTTCAGAAAAATATTTATAAATGATTCTCAAACAAATAAAGATTTTGAAAATTTTTACCTTTTGACGTGCAATATGACTGACTCGTTAAATCGTCAACTTGAAAATTGTGACTATGATATTGAAGAGGTTGAAGCGACGGAAGAGGAATGTTTGAATCGCCTTGAAAAAGATGACAGCAGGCCTAATAAAGAAATATTCAAACAACGCATACATGATTATTTTGAGCAACATTCTTCTAAAGAGGAGGTGAGGAAAATGAGTAAGGAAACGAGAGTTGGTAACATTATTGAAGTACGTTCAAACGATGATAATGAAATGGTCATCGAGGGATATGCCTTAAAGTTCGACACTTGGTCTGAAAATCTTGGTGGCTTTAAAGAAACGATTTCGCGTCGCGCTTTAGAAAACACTGATTTATCTGATGTACGTTGTTTAGTAGATCATATCCCGTCGCAAATAATCGGTAGGACAAAGTCAGGTACTTTGCAACTCGAAACTGACGATGTCGGACTTAAATATCGTTGTAAGTTGCCAAATACAACATTTGCGCGTGATTTATACGAGAACATGCGCGTAGGTAACATTAATCAATGTTCGTTTGGTTTCATGCTTGACGACAAAGGCGATGAAATGCGTTTTGATGAACAAGAAAACATCTACAAACGCACTTTGACAGCAATTCGTAAACTTACAGATGTCTCTGTAGTAACTTATCCAGCGTATAAAGATACGGATGTTAAACCTGCATTACGTAGTATTGAAAGTATTAAAAAAGAGCAACGTAAAAAAGAATTAGAATTAAGACTAAAGAAACATTCAATATTAAATAAGATTTGGTGAAGTTGAACACCATTATCAAATACAACCATTGGACATGCTGAATATAGCGATGTCTATTTTTTATGCCAATTTTAGGAGGAAATTAAATGAAAACAAAAGAAGAGTTACGATCTGAGATTTCAGACATCAAAAGACAAATTGATTTGAAAGTTAAGTATGCAACGCGAGCGCTTAATAACGATGAGTTAGAAAGAGCAGAAGAATTAGAACAAGAAATTACTGATTTACGTTCTCAAATTCAAGAAAAGCAAGAAGAATTAGATAAATTAAAAGAAAAAGACGGGGGTTCAGAGGATGACCCACAACCAGTTGTTGTAAACGAAGCGCGTTCTTATCAACAACAAGCGAATATAAACGAATTAGGTATTTCGATTCAAAATACAAAAGTAACATCACAAGAAGTTAGAGACTTTTCAGAATACCTTGAAACTCGTGATGAAAATACTATTAAAGGCGGTTCTTTGAAAACGGATTCTGGTTTCGTATTAATTCCGGAAGAGATTGTGACAGATATCCTTACGTTAAAAGAAGTCGAATTTAATTTAGATAAGTATGTCACAGTTAAAAAAGCACCTAGCGGTTCAGGTAAGTATCCAGTTGTACGTCAATCATCTGTTGCTGCACTTCCTGAAGTTGAAGAATTAGCTGAAAACCCAGAATTAGCGGTTAAACCGTTTTATCAATTGGTTTATGACATTAAAACGCATCGTGGTTACTTCCGTATTTCACGTGAATCTATTGAAGATAGCAAAGTTAATGTACTACAAGAATTGAAATTATGGATGGCGCGCACAATTGCTGCAACGCGTAATCAAGCAATTATTGATGTGTTGAAAAATGGTTCTCAAGGAGAAGGTGGCAAGCAATTAAAATTAGAAAAAGTTGCTGCAAAAGGTATCGACGGGTTGAAAGATGCTGTTAACCTTAACATCAAACCAAATTACGAGCACAATATTGCTATTGTATCTCAAACAATGTTTGCTAAGTTAGATAAGATGAAAGACAAAAACGGAAATTACTTAATTCAACCAGATGTTAAAGAAAAAACGCAACAACGTTTACTAGGTGCTAAAGTTGAAATCTTACCAGATGAAATGTTAGGAGAAAAAGCAAACGAGACATTGATTTTCGGTAATCTAAAAGATGCAATTGTATTGTTTGACCGTTCACAATATCAAGCTGGCTGGACAGATTACATGCATTTCGGTGAATGTTTAATGGTAGCTGTACGTCAAGATTGCCGTATCTTAGATGAAAAATCTGCAATTGTTATTAATTATGAAGATACGAAAAATGTTGGAGACGTTAGTTTAGAAGCGTAAGTACCTATTAAAAAATATATAAAGAGGTGAAAGCTTATGGCGATGTTCAAAGTAAAGAAATCTTATACTGACTTAGAAAAAGGGGAATATCTGGAAAGCGGTAAACATGTTGAAATGACAGTAAAGCGTGCTGATTATGTCAACAAAAAGCTGAAAGAACACGGTGTAATACTAGAACGTGTCAAAGAAGAATAGGTGATTTGATGCAATTGACAACCACTGAACTAAAGTTACTAAAAATGCATTGCAAAATAGATCATAACTCTGAAGATAAATTACTAGAAACCTATTATAGTTGGGCTTTTTATGAAATAGTCAGTGCTGTTACAGATGATTATATTGAATACGAAGACTGGTTTAAAAGTAACCCTCTTTTTACTCGTGCTGTATACCCTTTGGCTAATTATTATTTTGAAAATCGTATCGCTTATCAGGATAGAAATTTATCACTTGCACCTCATATGGTTTTAAGTACTGTTCATAAGTTGAGAGATTCATTTGAACGATATTTGGAGAGTGAAGAAGATGAAATTTAATTCAAACAAATTAACTGAGCGTGTCGATTTTTGCCAAGATATCAGCGAACGAGTAAATGGTAATCCAGCAAAACCAAAGTCGAAAGTTTTATATTCATGTTATGCATGTATACGAGAAGCTAAAGAATCTGATACACAGACCAACTTGAATACAGGTAGTAAATTTATAAAAACTATTATTATCAGAGATCCTAGAGGCGATTATAAACCCTCAAACAAACATTACATTACGCACGAAAGCCAAAGATATAACATTAAGTATGTTAAATCGGATTATCAAGATAAATCTTATCTACGTGTGTATGGTGAGGTGGTTATATAGTGGGAGCTAAAATTGAGGAAAACACCATTGAACAGGGTTTAAAGAATGCAGTTTTAAAAATGAATCTGAACGGCAATGCGATTATTAAAGCTGGGGCTATGTCATTAGTCCCACTTTTAAAAAGTAATACACCTTTCGCTGACACCAAAAAACACGCTCGCGAACATATAGGTGTCTCTAATGTGAAAACAGATAGAGACTCAAGCGAGAAAATAGTTACAGTAGGTTATACAAAAGGTGTTTCTCATCGTATTCATGCAACAGAGTTCGGAACGATGTACCAAAGTCCGCAACTATTCATAACCAAAACTGAGAAACAGGGTAAAGATAAAGTTTTAAAAACAATGATTGCTACTGCAAAGAGGTTGCAAAAATGATTAACATTACTAATTTGATTAGAAATACAATTATTAAAGAAAATGTTACAGAAGAATCACATGTATTTAACTATACAGTAGATGACCATTTTCACGAAAAAACCAATAAGCCAATTGTGCGGATATACCCACTACCATTTAACCCTGATGAATACGCTGATGATAGTGAATTTACTAGGGAGTATAATTATCAAATTGATATTTGGTGGTCTGAGGATGAACCGAATGAACAGGCTGAAAAAATAGTAGAGTCGCTAAAGAAAGCGAATTTTCAAAGTTACTATAGAGAACCGTTATACGAAAGTGACGTCATGTCATTCAGACATATTATAAGAGCAAAAGGCTCGATTTTATCAATGAAATTGGAGGAAAATTAAATGATTGAAAAATTGAAACAAGCACCAAGATTTTTAAAATTAAACTTACAACACTTTGCGGATACTGGCGTTTCAGGTATTGCGATTGGTGTATCTAATTTTTATTATGCGCCGATTTTAAAAGATACTGAAAAAGAATGGGAAACAGGCGCTGGGACACGAATTCGATTTTTAAAAGAGATTGAAGTAGATAGACCACAAGATACTGAAGAAGATTACGGAGATGATATGGTTGCTGCAACTGCTGTATCTAATGGTAAATTGAGTGTTAAAACAACATTTGTTACTGTTCCTGCTGACGATAAAGCATTCTTGAATGGTGCTAAAAAAGGTACAGGCGGTTATAAATATGGAGCTAAGGATATTCCACCAGATGTAGCAATTGTGTTCGAAAGACGTAATCATGATGAGTCTTCTGAATGGGTTGGTCTATTCAAAGGTAAATTCACACGTTCAAGCATCAAAGGTCAAACAAAACAAGATAAGGTTGAATTCCAAAATGACGATGTAGAAGGTAACTTTATTGATCGTTTGTTTGATGAAAGTTCACATGTCACTGGTTATGATGCAAAAGGAAGCACTACAGGTCGTGACTATGTATTCATGGAGACATTTGGTAAAACTTATGATGAATTCATGTCTAGTCGTGGTGAACAAACTACAGAATCTGTAGAAAAAGAAATGAAAAAAACTGAAAAAGTTGAAGTAAAATCTGTAAACATAAGCGATGAACAAGTTACGGTAAAAGTTGATGAAACAAAACAACTTTCAGCTACAACTGAACCATCTGGACAGAAAGTGACTTATGCAGTAACTGAAGGACAAACGTATGCTAGCGTTTCGTCATCAGGGCTTGTTAAAGGTTTAGCGGAAGGTAGCGCAACCGTTACTGCGACTTCAGGCAAGAAGACCGACACAGTGCAAGTTACAGTACAATCTAATTTAGAAATGTAAACGTGAGGGCTTAACGCCCTCTTTTTATTTTGGCCAAACTAAAAAAGAAAGTAGGAAATTAATAATGGAACGTACATCAATTGAATTAATTACAGGATTTACAAAAACAGGAAAGCCTCAATATCAAAAATATTTAGCAAAACCAATTATTACTTTGTTTGAAACAATTCAAGGTTCAAAATTAGGTTTAAAACTTAACAAAGCGTTTAAGGGTTCTGATTTTAAAGAGTTAACAGAAGAAGAATTTAATAACTTAAGCGTGACAGAACAAGAAGAATACAAAAATAAACAAGAAGAAATCGAAGACAACATGGCTTTACAAATGGAAGTGCTAGAAGAAGTTTTGGATTTCATTGTTGAAGCTTTTGACAATCAATTCACTAGTATAGAACTTCAAAAAGGATTGCCAAATGGTCAAGAAGGTATTGAAAAGATTGGACAGTTAATTGGACGTATCACAGGCGGGGAACCTAGTGATACAAAAAAGTTCGTGACAGAGAATCAGAAGTAAGAAAAGAAGATTTAACACCTGAAGCTGTCTATAACAATTACAGGAAAATAGCTAAAGATTTGATAGAAAATGGTATGGATGCAGAAAAAGTGGCAAATATGCCGATACACTTCTTTTTAGACATTGTCGAATCGAAGATTGAAACAAAGCGAACTGCGAAAAGTTTTAAAGATATTTTTTAATCAGCCTTTAAAGGTTGATTTTTTATTTACATCTTGGAAGAAAGGAGGTTTTTAAATGCCTAATCCTATAGGTAATATGGTTATAAAGGTTGATTTAGATGGTTCTGGATTCAATAGAGGTGTGACAGGTTTAAATAGGCAAATGAAAATGGTTTCGCGTGAGCTTTCGGCTAATTTATCACAATTTTCTAGATATGATAATTCATTAGAAAAGTCGAAGATAAAAGTCGAAGGTTTGAGTAAAAAACAAAAAGTTCAAGCCCAGATTACTAAAGAGCTGAAAGATAGTTATGACAAACTTAGTAAAGAAACTGGTGAAAACAGTGCAAAGACACAAGCTGCGGCTGCTAAATACAATGAAGCTTACGCTAAATTAAACCAATATGAACGAGAGTTAAACCAAGCCACACAAGAATTAAAAGACATGCAAAGAGAACAAAAAGCGTTAAACAGTGCGATGGGTAAACTCGGAAATAACTTTAATAATTTTGGTCCTAAACTTCAAGAAATTGGTAACAGTATGAAAAATGTAGGCCGTAACATGACTATGTATGTAACCGCACCGGTTGTTGCTGGGTTTGCTGTTGCTGCTAAAAAAGGTATTGAATTTGATGACAGTATGAGAAAAGTTAAAGCAACTTCAGGTGCTACAGGCGAAGAGTTTGAGGCTTTAAAGAAAAAAGCGCGAGAAATGGGAGCGACTACAAAATTTAGCGCATCAGATTCTGCTGAAGCATTGAATTACATGGCACTTGCTGGTTGGGATTCTAAGCAAATGATGGAAGGTTTAAGTGGTGTTATGGATTTAGCGGCAGCATCAGGCGAAGATTTAGGCGCAGTTAGTGATATTGTCACTGACGGACTTACTGCATTTGGTTTAAAAGCAAAAGATAGTGGTCATTTCGCAGATGTTTTAGCACAAACTAGCTCAAAAGCAAATACGGATGTTGGAGGGCTCGGAGAAGCTTTTAAATATGTTGCTCCTGTAGCAGGTGCGTTAGGTTACACGATTGAAGATACATCTATTGCGATAGGTTTAATGAGTAATGCTGGTATCAAAGGTGAGAAAGCAGGTACAGCTTTACGAACAATGTTTACCAACCTTTCAAGTCCGACTAGAGCTATGGGGAATGAAATGGAGCGTTTAGGAATATCTATTACAGACAGTAACGGCGAAATGATTCCTATGCGAAAGCTCTTAGATCAACTGAGGGAGAAATTCAAACATCTTTCAAAAGACCAACAAGCTAGTTCTGCCGCTACAATATTTGGTAAAGAAGCGATGTCGGGAGCATTAGCGATTATAAATGCTTCTGATGAAGACTATCAAAAGTTAACCAAATCTATAGACTCATCTAGCGGCGCATCTAAAAGGATGGCTGAGACAATGGAGTCTGGTTTAGGTGGGAAATTAAGAACTTTAAGGTCGCAATTAGAAGAACTAGCCTTAACGATTTATGACAGAATAGAACCAGCACTACAGATTATAGTAAGTGCTTTTAGCAAAGTAGTGACATGGGTTACTAAATTACCAACATCAATCCAATTAGCTATTGTTGGGTTTGGATTATTTGCAGCAGTTTTAGGTCCTTTAGTTTTTATGTTCGGTTTATTTATCAGCGTGATGGGGAATGCAATGACAGTTTTAGGCCCCTTGTTAATAAACGTTAATAAAGCTGTTGGTATATTCGCGTTTTTAAGAACTAAAATCGCATCACTTGTTAAACTATTTCCGATTTTAGGTATGTCGATATCCAGTTTAACGTTACCTATAACATTAATTATAGGTGCATTAGTTGGTATTGGTATAGCTTTCTATCAAGCTTATAAACGTTCAGAAACTTTTAGAAATATTGTAAATCAGGCAATCTCTGGTGTAGCAAACGCATTTAAAGCAGCTAAACTAGCATTACAAGGTTTCTTTGATTTATTCAAAGGTGATAGTAAAGGCGCGGTCACTCTCGAAAAGATATTCCCGCCCGAAACTGTAGCAGGAATACAAAATGTAGTTAATACGATTAGGACAACTTTCTTTAAAGTAGTTGATGTAATCGTTGGTTTCGCCAAAGAGATAGGCGGTCAATTAGCCTCTTTCTGGAAAGAAAATGGCTCAGAAATAACACAAGCTTTGCAAAATATAGCTGGTTTTATTAAAGCAACTTTTGAATTTATTTTCAACTTCATTATCAAACCAATTATGTTCGCAATCTGGCAAGTGATGCAATTTATTTGGCCGGCGATAAAATACTTGATTGTCAGTACTTGGGAGAATATAAAAGGCGTAATACAAGGTGCTTTAAATATCATACTTGGCTTTATTAAGTTCTTTTCAAGTTTATTCACTGGTAATTGGCGAGGTGTTTGGGATGGTATTGTGATGATACTGAAAGGCACTGTGCAGTTAATTTGGAATTTAATACAACTGTGGTTTGTAGGTAAGATTCTAGGTGTAGTGAAGTACTTTGGTGGATTGCTTAAAGGTTTAATAACTATTATATGGGTTGCTATAATAGGCGTTTTCAAGAAATCATTATCGGCAATTTGGAATGCAACAAAAAGTATTTTTGGTTTCTTATTCAATAGTGTTAAATCTATTTTCACTAATATGAAAAACTGGTTATCTAGTACGTGGAATAATATCAAGAGTAATACGGTTGGAAAAGCACACTCTTTATTCACAAGTGTAAGGTCTAAATTCACAAGTTTATGGAATGCGACGAAAGATATATTTACAAAATTAAGAAATTGGATGACAAACATCTGGAATTCTATCAAAGATAATACAGTAGGTATAGCTGGTCGTTTGTGGGACAAAGTACGTAGTATCTTTGGAAATATGCGTGACGGTTTAAAATCTATCATTGGTAAAATCAAAGACCATATCGGCGGCATGGTAAGTGCTATTAAAAAGGGTCTTAATAAACTGATTGAAGGTTTAAACTGGGTAGGTGGTAAGTTGGGTATGGACAAAATACCGAAGTTACACACTGGTACAGAGCACACACATACTACTACAAGGTTAGTTAAAAACGGTAAGATTGCACGTGATACATTCGCTACAGTTGGAGATAAAGGACGCGGTAATGGTCCCAATGGTTTTAGAAATGAAATGATTGAATTCCCTAATGGTAAACGTGTAATCACACCTAATACAGATACTACCGCTTATTTACCTAAAGGCTCAAAAGTATACAACGGTGCACAAACTTATTCAATGTTAAACGGAACGCTTCCAAGATTTAGTTTAGGTACTATGTGGAAAGATATTAAATCCGGTGCATCATCGGCATTTAACTGGACAAAAGATCAAATAGGTAAAGGTACCAAATGGCTTGGCGATAAAGTTGGCGATGTTTTAGATTTTATGGAAAATCCAGGCAAACTTTTAAATTATATACTTGAAGCTTTTGGAATTGATTTCAATTCATTAACTAAAGGTATGGGAATTGCAGGCGACATAACAAAAGCTGCATGGTCTAAGATTAAGAAAAGTGCTACTGATTGGATAAAAGAGAATTTAGAAGCAATGGGCGGTGGCGATTTAGTCGGCGGAATATTAGACCCTGATAAAATTAATTATCATTATGGACGTACCGGAGCTTATACAGCTGCAACTGGAAGACCATTTCATGAAGGTGTCGATTTTCCATTTGTATATCAAGAAGTTAGAACACCGATGGGTGGCAGACTTACAAGAATGCCATTTATGTCTGGTGGTTATGGTAATTATGTAAAAATTACTAGTGGAGTTATCGATATGCTATTTGCGCATTTGAAAAACTTTAGCAAATCACCACCTAGTGGCACAATGGTGAAACCGGGTGATGTTGTAGGTTTAACTGGTAATACAGGTTTTAGTACAGGACCGCACTTACATTTTGAAATGAGAAGAAATGGACGCCATTTTGACCCCGAACCATATTTAAGAAACGCCAAGAAAAAAGGTAGATTATCAATAGGTGGCGGTGGAGTTACTTCCGGTAGTGGTGCAACGTATGCCAGCAGAGTAATTCGACAAGCGCAAAATATCTTAGGTGGTCGTTATAAGAGTAAATGGATTCACGACCAAATGATGCGAGTTGCAAAGCGTGAAAGTAACTATCAAGCGAACGCAGTGAATAATTGGGATATTAACGCAAGAAGGGGTGACCCTTCAAAAGGATTGTTCCAAATTATCGGTTCAACATTTAGAGCTAATGCGAAGTCTGGTTATACTAACTTCAACAATCCTGTTCATCAAGGTATTTCAGCAATGCAGTACATTGTTAGACGCTACGGTTGGGATGGATTTAAGCGTGCGGGTGATTACGCATATGCTACTGGTGGCAAAGTCTATAACGGATTGTATCACTTAGGGGAAGAAGGATATCCAGAGTGGATAATACCTACTGATCCAAGTAGAGCGAACGAAGCACACAAATTATTAGCTTTAGCTGCTAACGATATTGATAACCGCTCTAAAAATAAGCGACCAAACAACTTACCAAATCCAAGTATAAGTAATAGTGATACAAACTATATTCATACATTGGAGAATAAACTAGATGCGGTTATTAATTGTTTGGTTAGTTTGGTTGAGTCTAATCAAGTTATTGCAGATAAGGATTACGAACCAGTTATTAATAAGTATGTGTTTGAAGATGAGGTAAATAATTCTATCGATAAACGAGAGCGTCACGAATCTACAAGAGTTAGATTTAGAAGAGGAGGCACGATAATCTAATGCAAGATACAATTCAAATAGACAATAAAACAATTGGATGGCTGGTTGTGCAAAGAGGGTTCGAGATACCCTCTTTTAATTTTGTTACTGAAAAAGAAAACGTAAAAGGTAGAGCGGGATCTATTGTTAAGAATCGTTATTTAAATGATATCGAATTTGATTTACCATTAATTATTCGAAACGAAAAATTGTCACCAGGTGGAGAAAAAACACACGATGATATATTAGAAGCATTGGTCAAGTTCTTCAATATTAAAGATTTAACACCTAAAAAACTTAAATTCAAATCTCAAAACTGGTATTGGTTTGCATATTTTGATGGTCCATTAAAATTACCGAAAAACCCAAGAGGTTCAGTGAAGTTCACTATAAAAGTAGTGTTAACAGATCCTTATAAATACTCGGTAACTGGAAACAAAAACACCGCGATTTCAGACCAAGTTTCAGTTGTAAATAGTGGGACTGCTGACACTCCTTTAATTGTTGAAGCCCGAGCAATTAAACCATCTAGTTACTTTATGATTACTAAAAATGATGAAGATTATTTTATGGTTGGTGATGATGAGGTAACCAAAGAAGTTAAGGATTACATGCCTCCTGTTTATCATAGTGAGTTTCGTGATTTCAAAGGTTGGACTAAGATGATTACTGAAGATATTCCAAGTAATGACTTAGGTGGTAAGGTCGGCGGTGACTTTGTGATATCCAATCTTGGCGAAGGATATAAAGCAACTAATTTTCCTGATGCAAAAGGTTGGGTTGGTGCTGGCACGAAACGAGGGCTCCCTAAAGCGATGACAGATTTTCAAATTACCTATAAATGTATTGTTGAACAAAAAGGTAAAGGTGCCGGAAGAACAGCACAACATATTTATGATAGTGATGGTAAGTTACTTGCTTCTATTGGTTATGAAAATAAATATCATGATAGAAAAATAGGACATATTGTTGTTACGTTGTATAACCAAAAAGGAGACCCCAAAAAGATATACGACTATCAGAATAAACCGATAATGTATAACTTGGACAGAATCGTTGTTTATATGCGGCTCAGAAGAGTAGGTAATAAATTTTCTATTAAAACTTGGAAATTTGATCACATTAAAGACCCAGATAGACGTAAACCTATTGATATGGATGAGAAAGAGTGGATAGATGGCGGTAAGTTTTATCAGCGTCCAGCTTCTATCATAGCTATCTATAGTGCGAAGTATAACGGTTATAAGTGGATGGAGATGAATGGATTAGGTTCATTCAATACGGAGATTCTACCGAAACCGAAAGGCGCAAGGGATGTCATTATACAAAAAGGTGATTTAGTGAAAATAGATATGCAAGCAAAAAGTGTTGTCATCAATGAGGAACCAATGTTGAGCGAGAAATCGTTTGGAAGTAATTATTTCAATGTTGATTCTGGGTACAGTGAATTAATCATACAACCTGAAAACGTCTTTGATACGACGGTTAAATGGCAAGATAGATATTTATAG